CCTCGATAACGCTGTTATAAGCATCATGGTCGTCAAGCAATGCCCTGCAGAGTATCTCCGCTAAGTCGGCCACGTAGATAAAATCCATCACCTGCTCGCCCGATCCGTATATCGTAATCGGCTCATCCCGCAGGGCCGGCAGAACGAAATTCGGAATGACCTTTCTTACCGGCTTGTGTTTTTGATAGGGCCCGTAGGCATTGAGCCCGCGGACAACAGCTATCCGGGTGCCGTGCTCGGCGTTATACATCAGGGCAAACCGCTCGGCGCATGTCTTTGTTATTGCGTAGGTATTTAGCATGAAGTGATTGCCCACCGCTATATAGCAGGCCCGTTTATTGAATTTCCGGCAGGCCTCGAAGACGCTAAGCGAGCCTAAGATATTGACCTGGGCCGGCCCTACCGGCTCATCAATGGTCTCGGAGGTCCCCAATAGACCCGCCAAGTGCATGACTGCATCGGACTGTTCGATGCACTTATGGAGCTTCACCTTATCCTGCATATTACCGCAGCAGTAAACAGCCCCCTCAAATGCCGGTTTCTTTATATCGTAAACAACAACGCTATGACCGCGGATGAGCAGGTTTTCGACTACGTATCGCCCGATGAACCCGGCCCCGCCGGTAACTAAAATTTTCATAAGACTCCTTTCATTACTTATGGCCCAAAAAGGTCTTTTTCAAATGCTATGGCCCCGCCCCTCGGGGCCTCGGAACGGCCCACTTCGATCAACTTGTCCGTCTCTAAAATGATCTCCACCGCCCTGGCCACTAACGAGCGATAGCCCGGCTGTCCGAAATCCGATTGTTTATGGTCCTCGGCGCTGCCCCCGCATAAATCGTGAAATACTATGACCCCTCCCTTTCTTACTTTCGGCTCCCAGTAATGGTAATCGCACAGGCACCATCGAAGCTCGTGATAGCCGTCGATAAAGAGTAAATCCAGATTGTCCGGGACCATATCGAACGGCACCCAGGGCGAAAACTTGGGGATCATTGTATAATGGTTCTGAACCCCGTATTTGACCATATTGTCCTTCATCCGCTGCCTGGGTTTGGGCTCGATGCAGAATAGATGACCGGCCCGCTCTTTGGCCTTGGCGCCTAAGACAACCGATGAGCCACCGTCCGCCGAGCCGATCTCCAAGATATACGCCGCCTTGCACAAATCGCAGCAATCCTGCAATAGTCTCAGGTCTGTCTCGGCAATCCGGCCGTTACTGTCTTTTATTACCTCTTTCAAATCCATATCATTCATCCTTAAATACCCACCAATCCGGCCTGGTGGAAAAAACATATATATTATTCTCTTTAGCCCATTCATCGACCGCCTGTTTCACCCCGCCGAATGTGAAGTAATCATGCCCGCACAAGGCCCCGCCCATCTTTACCTTCGGCCACCAGGCGTTAATGTCACTTACAACGGACTCGTACTGATGATTCGCATCTATATATACAAAATCGAGCGAGGCGTTACCGAAATCCCCAGCCGCTTGTAAAGAGGTCTTTATATGCCAGCGGAGCCGGTTGGCTATCGGCTCGAACTTTTTCTTGAACCCAATGAATTTCTGGTCCTCTTCCGTAATCCCCCCGTAAGAGTCCACCAGATGCAACACAGCCAGCCCCGGCCAATGCTCGGTCAGCGTACAGGCGTGCCCTCCGCCCAGGACCCCTATCTCGGCCCCGGTGACCGGCGGAGTAAATATCCGCTGGCATATATCCATTGACGGTCTTAGCTTAATCATGATCTCTTTATCAAAATAAATTCTCCGGTCAATGACGGCTGCCGGAAATACCGGTCTATTTTACCGGCGTTCTTTTTAACGAAATTATCGACCGCCCTTTTGACGCCATCGACCTTAACGTAATCATCTATCAGGACCACCCCCCCGGCCTGGCAGGCCTCTAAGGCCATCTCTATATCATGATAGCAGGCCTCTTCTCGATGGTTGCCGTCAATGTGCACAAAATCATAAGGCCCGCCCAGCGATTCCATTCGGCGGGTATCACTATGGCTCAGTTTAATGCTGGCCTGCGGAAAATGCCTACTCAGCATCCCGGTGACTTGTGAATAGGTATCGATATTGGCCCCGCCGTAACCTCCGTTCAGTAGATCATAACCGGCATAAGATGCCTGCGGCGCCGCCTGCAAGAAGCTAAAGGCCGAGTAACCCCATCTCACCCCTATCTCCGCGATGGCCCGCGGGCCGAACATCCGGCAGATCATATACTTGCCCAGATAATACTCGTAGTAATGCTCCTTGAAGAACCGCTTGGAGTCATTGGCTATAAGCACGTTCTTCCGCCACCACTCGATCCTCGGAAAGTCAAATTGCCTGTCCATTTCAAACACCCCCTTTTTTATAGACCAGCATCAGCCACATCAAGATTGACACTATGGCCGCAGCAAGAACGGTCCTCAATACGCCCATCCAGAACTCTTTGCCTTTCGACGTATATCCCCTGTTGTTCATAAGCGTTTGCACCTGGGCCTTGAGGCCCGGGTTCTCAAACAGGGTCTCTCTTATCTCGCTAACGTCCCGATTAATGCCTTTATGCTCCTCTTTGTGGACCGCCTTCCAGGTCAATAGCTCATCCAGCTTGACATCCATCTGGTTCAATTTGTCAAGTATCTCTTCGCTCATGCCTTGCTCTCCAATAAGAGAAGTCTGTCCTGGACTTTCTGCCATTGCTCGTTGGTAATGTGGGCTGGCTGTTTTTCAAGGGGTGTCGGTATCGGTGTCGGATTGTCAGCTTCAATTTCCTCCGGGGTCTTATTAGCAACTTTGCCGTAAATAATCTTTTGGGTGATATCGTTGGCTGTGCCCTCCATTACAAACTCGCCCTCATGAGCCTGCATAAAAAGGACGTTCTCCGGACAAATACCCGCCCGCAGTATTTTGCCTTGCTGATCATAAACAATGTAATTTTTCATTTCTTCGTCTCTATTACAAACAGTGAGCGATTACGTGCTTGTAAGTTATTAACACCGTTTCTTCTAGCTTGAAAATAATATGTATAAGAACCAGAGCTTGGTTGATCCGTCAAACAAGAAGCGAAAGGAATAGTAACCATAGCAGTCAAATCGTGAAAGGCCGTATATATGTCAGTTGCGACTCTGCGTATTCTAATATCAACGTCTGTCAAATTACCTTTAACAAAAATACAAGAAAACGATAAAAATAAAGATGCTCCTGTAGATGTTATCGATACTGATGCTAAAGTTACCCAACTGGTCGAAATTGTCACCAATCCAGCAGTATAAGAACTGACAGGATATGTCACCGCATTATTTGCAATTTTTAATGTTTCCACAGCCAAATTATTTATTTTTGCCGTTGTAACTGCCAAGTTCTCGATATCAGCCGTCCCTACGACCAATGTCCCTGCCTGTATGACCCCACCGTGTATTACCGGCAAATTATAAGCCGGATAAGGTGTCCCGCTATCATTTATGCACATCAAGAAGCCATCACAGTCGAATACATCCTGCAGACTATCGGTGTCCCTGAACATCGTCGTATAGTTCGGGTCCCAGTAGATGTATTTCTTGTCCGTGCTATCGGCCGCTATCTCGTATGTTGTCCCCTGATAAGTTAACAAACCGCTTGTCCAATTAAGAACACTCATTTTTGCCTTTGCTTATTAAACTTTTTTTTTATGCGGAGCTGCTTGACGAGCTGCTGGAAGAGCTGCTCGAAGCAAATATTATCCCCGTTGTTATCGGTGTATCTATATTGGGCAGGCCCAGCACCTCTTTGGGATATTCGTTTCTCAAATCCGCCAATGTAATGGCCCGTGTCCTGTCCGGTGCCGCCTGCGGCGCCGTGTACCCGCCGATGGGTATCACCGGCTCATCCTCATCGCCTGTATATAAGTCCGCATGATACTCGCCCGCTATTATCGTATGGGCCAATTCCTCTTTTTCCGTAATGCCGATTATCCTGAACTTCCGGGTAATTACGGATGTGGGCCCGAAGGCGTAAACATCCATGTTCTTCGGGGTATAGGACCAGGTGTCGGTTATAGTGACCTCCGGGCCGCTGATAGATGATACCGTATGTATCTGGACCTTATTGGTCTCGGTTACTTTATCGTATGTCGTAATGGCAATGGAGTCCGAGCCCGAGGCGGCCGGCTCTTTATCTAATACCACCTTGTTATTTGCCGGGCAGCTCAGGACCCTCCCGTCCTTTTTCCAGGGCGAGGCGACGCTTATGACCTCCCCCTTCAGGCAGACGATGGCATCTATATCGGCCTCGAATGTCACTACGGACTTGATGAGCTTGTTCTTGGCAAGTTCATAATAGGTGTCCCGCCAGGCCTGCGAGCGCTTGTTAATACCAATCTTCCTAAGCGATATCGAAGTGCCCGTATCTATGTCCGGCATGTGTAAAACCACCGGGTCGTCCCGTGAATAGTCCTGGTCCTTATCTAAGAACCAGTTCTCAATCAGATCGGCCCTCATGTCCCAGTCCAGGTAGTCCCTCCTGAACGTACCCGGCTTAATATTACCGGCGCTGAAAAGCTGCACCGGGTCATCCGTCCATGCCTTATCGACTATAATCTTATAATTCAGGCCAACCGGCACCACCTCGCAGCGTGCCATCCGGCAGACCTCATTGACTGCGTCCCAGGTGTTCGTATTTTTATCGAATTGCCCGTTAAAATCTATCCGCTTCTCCGTCCCACCCTCGCCGTCCGGTACCATCTGGTCGAACCATTCGGCCGCCAGATAATAATCATTAAGATAAGGCGTCAGCCGCGATGGGTCCACCCCATCGTACCGCTCGATCGCATACGGTGTCCCGTCCCCGTCCCCGCTGATTACCGGCTGGGTCATCAGGTCCCATATTACCCAGGCCGGGTTCGTACTGTAAATAATCGACCATGATGTCCCATTATAGACATTGATTAGACGCTCTTTTTGAATACAGCTTACATTGATAGAGCCGGAGAGCTGGTCCGTAGCTAAGGCCTCTATAGCCAGCTGGCTCAGGCCCGGCCGGGTAAAGGCGATACTAATGACCTCCCGCACCGCCGATATCTTAAGCTCATCCAAGTACCTCGCACCCTTATCGCTTGAAGTCTTGGTAACACGGATATCGTATCGGGTACCATCGTTAATGGTCACCGGCGAGCCGCCGTCGTAGGTCCCGCCGGCCGTATAGGTCTTCTTTTGCGGGGTCGAGCTGCTGTTACTGATAGTCGTATTGACTAAGGTTGACCAGGAACCCTGTCCGGTCTCCGATATCTCAATCTTCACTCCCATCGAGCTGGCGGAATATCCCCCGGAGTCATTCAGATAGGCTAATTGATACTCTAAGGTAATCTCCAGATCATCGTAATCATTGTCCGGCGTGGTCCAGGTCTCGGCCCCGCCGTCATTGGTCACTATGCGCTGCGGCCGGTATTCCGGCTTGACCTTGTCATCTATCGCCGTCTGATTAAATGTTCCTCTCCTCTCGTATGTCACTACATTATCGTAATTGCCCACCGGCTGCTCGTTAATGCGTATCGACCCGTCCACAATCCCCTCCACCGGCCCGCAGCTCAAGCCCAGTATCAGCTTGATAGTCTCAGTCTCGCCGTCCGCCTCGGTATAAGCTGAAATTATATCGCCGTATTGCTTATTCTCTCCGTAACCTCTTGAGATGACCAGCCCCTGCTTCTGCACCGTATGAGGGTTAAAGCTAAAGGACTGCGATTCATTAAGGCCCTCGAGACTGGGCGTCTGCGGTTTGGGTCCCAGCATGCTTATCAGGTACCCTGCCCCCACGGCCACCGCTATACTTGTACCGATAGTCCACAGTGCCGCCCCCGCCGTCTCGGTGGCCGTTAAGGCCATAAGAATCTTACCCAGCCCAGCTATCAGCCCCCCTCTCAGGGCCGGCACCATAACCACCTCATCGCCCGGCCTGGGCCTATAAGTCTTCTGCTGCTCTTTAGTCAGGATATTCTGGTTGACATGGACAATAAGGTCCTCGTTGTCCGGCATATACTTCCGGCACAAGGTGCTCAGCCGCTGCCGGTGATAAGGGCAATAATGAATCTGCCGGTCCTCGTTATCGACCGGATGCCTTACCGCTATCACCTTGATTGATTTACTCTTAGCCATACCGGTAGAACCCCTCGAAAAACATCTTCCAGTGCCTGTGCTGCAGTGACGTGGTGCATACCGAGGTCTTCTCGGTTATATGGATGAACCGTCCGCCTCCCGGCAGCACGTGCCCGATATGCCATTTCTCCTTGCCCTCATCGTCCCACATCCTGAATATGACTGCGCACCAGTCCTCCGGCTCTTCGATTCTCACAAAATGCAGCTCCTTGACCGTAACAAATAGCTCGTCCTTTTCCTCATCCGTTTTAGGCGTATCATATTGAGGAAGGTACCTGCCTAAGCGTTTGGCAATCTCATAAAACAACCCCCCGCAATCATAGAACTCCGGCCCCCGCCCGTTCTCCTGATAGGGCTTGTCCATAAGATCGGATATATCTATTTTCAACATAATAATTTACGTGCCTATAAGGCCTTTATTTACGTGCCTATAAGGCACTACCATGCAAACCTCACCGTCTTTGACCGCAGTCCCGGCTCACCTCCGAACCGGGTCTGATTGCCATATTCCTTGCACTGGGCCAGGGTCCCGTTACAAATCGTTTCGGCCCCGGCATATCCGCATTCGGGCCCCTTGAAATGGGCCATGAACCGGCAGTAATTTGCAAAGTATCTGTCCTGCAGTCTTTGTCTCAGCGGGCTCGGCGCCCCTAATTTGAATGCTATCCACTCCTCGGCCGGCGAGGACTTTAATATCTTAAACTCCATCGCCTTGGCCGACATGTCCACATCTAAA